GGTAAAGTAAATCCAATAGCTTCTTTCCCAGGTACAGGTATATCAGTATTCGGACAGAAGACCTTACAAACTAAAGCATCAGCTTTAGATAGAGTAAACGTTAGAAGACTTTTAATTGAACTTAAAAAATTCTTAGGAGATCAAGCTAAAAATCTAGTATTTGAACAAAATACTATCGCAACTAGAAACAGATTCTTAGCTGCAGTAAATCCTTACTTAGACTCAGTAGTACAACAGCAAGGTTTATTTAGCTATAGAGTTGTAATGGATGATACGAATAATACAGCAGATGTAGTAGATAGAAATCAATTAGTTGGTCAAATATTTATACAACCATCTAAAACAGCTGAATTTATTGTTCTTGATTTCGTAGTAGAACCAACAGGCGCAACATTTGACGCATAATTTTTTAATTAGATATTTATAATAAAGCAATAATAACACATGGCAACATTAGACCCAAATGAAATAATGTTTAGAGCATTCGAGCCAAAGGTACAAAATAGATTTGTACTTTACGCTGACGGTATTCCATCGTTCATGGTAAAAAACGTAACTGCTCCAAACTTTACTGATGAGTCAATTAAACTTGATCACATCAATACGTACAGAAAAATAAGAGGAAAAAGAGAATGGGGAGATATGGACTTAACAATGTATGACCCTGTAACACCATCTGGTGCTCAAGCGGTAATGGATTGGGCACGTATTTCTTACGAATCAGTAACCGGAAGATCTGGATACTCAGACCTATACAAAAAAGACTTAACACTTAACGTACTAGGACCAGTAGGAGACGTAGTTTCTGAATGGGTGATTAAAGGTGCTTTTATAACTAATATGTCACAAGGTTCTTTTGACTGGTCTTCTTCGGAACCAGTTGAGCTTACTATTACAGTTGCAATGGACTATTGTGTACTAAACTTCTAATATAGCCACCTCATTTTTAAAGAACCCGGTACTCCCGGGTTTTTTTGTATTTATAAATAAAAGTTATGTCTAATCTTAATCTTGAAGCTATAGATCCTAGAGACCCTAAAAATAAGCATCTCTACTATTTGTATCCTTTTATACTTTACTGTAGAAACTTTGGTCCAAATTCTCCTGCTACACAAGTGTGGGATAAAGAACTTACTTCTACTTTTAATTTTGAAGAAGATATATCTAAGTATGTAAAGACAAATTATAAAGAGATAGCTAATGAATTTAATGCTAGGTGGATTACTGCTCTCTGTGAAGCTTATATAGATTGTTCTAATAATTCAGAAGAACGATTTGCAGCTTTAGTACTTTCTAGTTTTATACGACAGACCCAAGTTGCAACCACACATTTACACTGGAGAGGAGAAATACAACCAGATCTACAAATAAAATACGGACATTCTAAGAGACTATGGAGTGGTATGCACGGTGTTATAGGTGATGATATTTACAGAAACTTATTTTATAGGATTAACTTAACTCTTAAAAAAACTCCTATATTTCGTAAATTTTTTATAAAAGTTTCGTACACTTATTACAGAAAATACTGTTATAAACCCATCAGGTAAACAAGATCAAATTACTAGAAATACAATGAGGTATATTAGAGTACTAACTGACGATATAGAATGAAAGTAGCAGTAATTATTTTAGGTCGAATAGATCAGAAAGAAGTAAATTTAAAAATACTCGAAGAATGTGATGTATACATACACACAGATGATAACTACAAACAAATTGCAGAACAATTAAATCCTGTAAAATTAATTACAACAGAAACTTCATACTGGCAAGATACTAAAAATATTTATTTTAGAAAAGTATTCGGATATAATAAAAGAAAATCAAAATACTGTTCCTGAAGGTATACATTTTAATGCTAATTTTGGTAGAGTAGCACAATGGAAGAGGTTAAACGAAGTAATTAACCAAGTAGATCTTTCTGAATACGACTATATTGTTAAATGGAGATTAGATCTTATGAAATTCGTACCTCATCAGATGCATGTAGATATTTCTTATGATTTTAATTTTATCTATTCTTCTATAAAAGATAAATACGGAGGATTATATCAGTATATAAAACAACAAAATTTTAAGAAAGATTACTTATATACATTTAAAGATTTCGTTTATTTAGCATCATACGGTAATTTTATAAAATCTAATCTATTTCCTCACATAGACAAGTATATTGCAAAAAAAGAAGAAACATTTACATATAGAGAAGAAGTTTTTAACAGCAGTGATATAAAGGAAAGATATAAATGTGTTGAAACGCAATGGTTGAATTCTTCCAAAAAACCATTTGTTCATTTATTTACCAGTGAAACTGCTTGGTTATTAAATTGCTTACAGCAAAATGTTATAATAAAGAATATATTTGCACCGTTTGCTTAATAATTTTTTATTCGTATATTTATAATAAAAGAAGTTTTAAAATAAAATTTATGTCACAATTCAACTTACCTACTGAAACAGTAGAGTTACCATCAAAAGGATTATTATACCCTGAATCTTCACCTTTATCATCAGGTACTATCGAAATGAAGTATATGACTGCTAAAGAAGAGGATATCTTAACTAACACAAACTACATTAAACAAGGAACTGCTATTAATAAGCTTTTAAGATCACTTATAGTTAACAAAGAAGTTAATTTTAGTGATTTACTAATAGGAGATAAAAATGCTATTATGGTAGCAGCAAGAATTCTATCATACGGTAAAGATTATGTAATAAAGTATAACGGTGAAGATGTTACTGTTGATCTAGCAGAGCTTAAAGAGAAAGAAGTAGACTTAACAAAACTTAAAGATAAGAAAAACGAATTCCAGTTTAACTTACCTAAAAGTGGAAATACTGTAACGTTTAAGCTTTTAACTCAAAAAGACGAAGATTTAATTGAAAGAGAAATTAAAGGCTTACAAAAAATTAATAAAACAGCTCAACCAGATGTAACTACAAGATTAAAACATATGATTACCTCTGTAAATGGAGCCTCAGAACAAAAAAATATCAGAGAATTTGTTGACAATTACCTTTTAGCTCAAGATGCTAGAGCTCTTAGAAAAGAGTATACAAAAGTCAATCCAGATGTAAATCTAGTTTTCAATTACGAAAATGAAGATGGAAGAGAGGAGGAAGTTGATTTGCCCATCGGGCTTAACTTTTTTTGGCCTGACCTCTAATTATAGGGTATTCGTTTTCGAACAGATACATCAGATTGTTTTTCATGGAAATGGCGGTTACGACTGGAATACAGTCTATAATATGCCTATATGGTTACGAAAATTTACCTTTCGAAATATTCAAGAGCATTATGAAAAAGCTAATAAAGCTAGCAGTAATAAAACTACGCCTGCTAGAGGACCTGATATTTCTCCATCCTATACATCAAAAGCCTCAAAAAAATAGAAGTTTTTCCTATTTATAAGTATACTTTTTATATATGGCTGACGAACCAAGCAAAAAACGATTAGACCAGATTACTGAAATCAACAAGCAAGGTGCTATGTATGTTGATATTCTAAAACAGCAACAGAAAGCTCTCAAAGAGCTGTCTAAGACTGATCAAGATCGATTAGGTACTAATCAAACATTCACTCAATCAGCAAAAGATAACCTCAATGTCGCCCAACAGTTAGCCGCATTATCAATATCTGATCTAAAGACCAGAGGAAAAAGAGAAAAACTTGAAAAGAAAATAGAAGCTATAAAACAGAGGCAAAATAATTTAGAAGCCGAAATATCTGAATTAATAGAAGAAGGAACTGACTCAGCCCTTGCACGAGCTAAACTATTCAAAGATCAATTAGACACTTCTAAAGACTTAGTCAAAGAAGCTCGTAAGCTTTCCTCCACTTTTCAAAGAATAGATAAATCAGTTTCGTTTTTTTGATGCCATGTCAGACTTGGTTAGTGATATACCTGTCTTAAATAAACTATTTCCTGAATTTAAAAAAGCTGCAGAAGCTGCAAGAGATGCATTTGCAGAAGGTGATGGTTTTTTCACCTCTATGGGGAAAGGAATAGCTGAGTTAGGATCATTTGGTCTGAAAGGTGTTATAGCTATGGCTATCAAAGGAGCTATATCTATTCAAGATAAAGTAGTAGAGATGTCTAGAGCATTCGGTGTTTCCACAGCCGCAGCTTCTAGGATGAAAAACAATATTAATGCTACTGGTTTAGGGATAAAAGAGTCTCTAGAGTCTACAATAGCATTTCAAAAAGCTTTAAATACATCAGCTAATATAGGTGCTAAACTAACTCAGAATGCCGCTGTACTTCAAAAACGAATGGGTATTTCTGCTGAAAATACAGCAGCATTATTTGATGCAGCTTCTTTAGCTGGGATGGAACTTCAAGAGTTTACCGAAAATATAGCCGGTACTGTAGCGTTGCAGAACGGACTTACTGGAAGTGCTTTTAATTTTCTAGATGTAATTGAATCTATTGGTTCTGCATCAGAAACTACTCGTTTAACTATTGGTAAATTTCGAGGAGGTATAGCACAAGCAGCATTTGAAACTAGAAAGCTAGGATTATCATTTGCTGGATTAGAAAGTTCTTCTCAAGGTTTATTAGACTTTGAATCATCTATAGCAGCAGAATTAGAAGCAGAACTATTAACCGGTAGACAGTTAGAATTACAAACAGCTAGAGAGTTAGCTCTCAAAGGAGATTTAGCAGGAGTTGGTAATGAAATCGTTAAGCAGCTAGGTTCAGAAGAACAGTTCCTTGCAATGAATGTAATGCAGAGAGAAGCTATTGCAAAAGCAATGGGGATGACAACCGAAGAAGTTTCTAAGGCTTTTAACATTAGAAGGAGAGATGCTGATTTAGCTAAACTACAAGCTAAAGATGCATTTGCTAATGCTAGCTTTGAACAAAAATTAAAACTTATAAAATCAAAAGGCTTCTCAGATGAAGAAGCTCATTTACAACTTAAAAAGCAATTAGGAGAAGAAGCATACCAGCAAGCACTTCTACAGGAAACAACTACTGAAAAGTTTGCTCAAGCGATGGAACAAGTTTCCAATCAATTAGGTAAGAAAATAGTACCTTTTATAGAAAAATTAAACCCATTATTAGACGGTGCTAGTCAATATTCAGGAGCTATAGCAGCTGCCTTTGCAGGTATTGCCGGTATAGGTATACTTGGTAAATTATTAAAAGTTTTTAAAGGTGC